ACTGAAACCTCTACTCCTGGTGATGTTAATGCCATTTTTCGTATTCTCCTTGCAAGTTACGTAATTACTAGAGTTATTTATTCAATCGTATGGTTTTTATGACTGAATTTACCGTTTTGAAGGTGCCTATATAGGCGACGTAAATACGTACATGCGATATAAGGACAGACCTCTATGTAAACAGTGTAAAAGCAAACCTAGGGCCTATGCCTATCAACGTTATGGTAGGATATACTGGCGTAGTTTGTGTGATACTTGCAATAGGAAAAAAGCAGGAAAGCGTGTTGGAGGGGCAACTCCACTCCAAAGGTCAGGATACAGAAAACAAAAAAAATGCGAACTGTGTGGATTTAAAGCACAGCAGGCAAATCAGTTAGATGTGTTATTTGTTGATGGAAATATGCGTAATACATCCACAAATAATTTGAAGACTGTATGTGCCAACTGTCAACGTCTAAGCAGTGTGCGTAGATTGGGATGGCGTGTAGGAGATCTTGTTGCTGATAATTAACCTATCGATCACAGAGTATAATTGCTCCTTGCTTCCGTTATTTGAGATAACGAAATCAAAATCCTCCTTTGCCCACGCATACTCTGAGGAATGTATGCCCGTTGGCTCTATGTTACCTTCAACGTAATTTACAAACCAGTCAGGATCAGGTCCTCTTTTTACAAGAATTATTTTACCACCATTTGCTCTTATTTGCTTGACTTCATTGGGAAATCTCACGTCAGCAATGACCGTGTTTTGTCCTTTGTACCTGCCCATACAACTGTCAACCCATATGCCATCGTACATCTGACCACGCATCACTTCGGTGCCAAAGTATTGCAACACCCATCTAGGTGTTATCGGCTTGCCAAATTTTCCACTCCAGAAAGCATCCGTTTGTTCTCTCCAGTGTCTACTTGCCTCTGTGTCTCCTTCTAGCATAGCCCTATCCCAGTTGAACATGGATGCTACAGCATCTTTGAGGCTTTTTGCAAAACTGTCTTTTTGATATCCGTGTTGTTCTACCAGTCTGTCAGACACAGTGCCTTTGCCAGAACCTATCAAACCTACTAAACCTATTAGCATAAGGTTTATTATACTATTTTTTCAAACGTTTTTCAATCTCTTTGATTGCTTTTCTTACTGACCTCAATATACTAGTTCTCAAGGTTTTCTTGCGTTCTTTGAGGGCTTTGATGCTCATTGTTTCCAATTCTTCTACCAAATTTTCCAGTTCGTCAAGTGTGAGGTCAGAGTACTTTTTGTAATTGGATTTTTTCATTACAAGATATTTAAATGGTTTTTTTGGTCAATTAACCAATAACAAAACTGTGTGGTGTGCCACCTTCTGAATAGTTTCCTATTTCGGTCTCTAATCTTTCCATCTCGGCCTGACCTTCGTTCTTTAACGCATCACCGTTCAAAGTGGTACCACCTTGTGGACCTGCGATCGTATTGAACTTCCCCCTGGCTTCGCCAAGCATTACTTTAGATACCGCTAAGGTGTAATCTCTGATCCATGGTTTAGAATAGATGTCTTTGAATAATGTTATGTCTGGCCTAAAATTATCGGTGTGCATTAAAACTGTTTCGTTATCGGCTCTTGGCCTTTGTGTAATTGTTAATTTTTTTGTGGCGTTGTCGTAATGGAACTGTATAAAACTTCCAAACAATTTACCAACTAATTCTTGATAACTTGCAAAAGCATAGTAGGTTGCTAAACCGCCTGTTGCACCAGCACGTAAAAGGTATGTGTTTGTGTATGCTAGGTTGAACGGTTCAAACAGTGTTCCGCCTTCTCCACCTTCTGTCCTAGATCCCACTGTTCTCCTGTGTAGGCTTCTCACGTTTATGACTTCGTCTGGAAGAATGTATGAATTTTGATCTTTCTTCAATTCCAAAAAAGCATATGATTCTTCAACAGCATTTGAAGATCTCTGTCTAAATTTGTTAATTGCCCTTTCCAGTGCCGTATGATAGTGTTTTGGATCAAGTTCTACGTCGATCATGCCCTCGCCGAGGTTATTCTTAACGTAATCGAAAATTTCTTGTTGTCCTGTTTGTAGTTCTGACATACTCATATTTATAGTCATTGGCTTGGCTATAAATATGTATGATATGCCAAGATTATCCATTTTCAAGCCAGAAAAAGGCAATGACTACAAGTTCTTCGATCGTAACATCAGAGAGATGTTTACCGTGGGAGGCACTGACCTACACTTTCACAAATACCTAGGACCATACAATCAAGGTGAAAATCAAAAGGACGGTAAAGCGAGCCCTACGTCACCAAACTACTCAGGAGATAGTCTTAATGAGAGGACCATACAAGATTTGCTGTTTCTAGAAAACAGAGATAGAAGATATTCAGACGATGTGTACGTAGTAAGAGGGATTTACAATGTCCAAGATGCTGATTTTAATCTTTCGCAGTTTGGTATGTTCTTACAAAATGATACGCTATTTTTAACTGTGCATCTAAATGACATCGTAGAAAGAATTGGCAGGAAACCAATGAGTGGTGATGTCATAGAATTTCCTCACATGAAAGAAGACTACAGTCTAGATGAATCAATACCCATAGCACTGAAAAGATATTATGTAGTAGAAGATGTAAACAGAGCCGCTGAAGGCTTCTCACAAACATGGTGGCCACATTTGCTTAGATTGAAAATGAAAACACTAGTAGATTCACAAGAATTCAGAGATGTAATTGGCGATGCTACGACAGAAGGTTCCGTTGCCAACTACATGAGCACCTACAACAGAGAGAAAACTATAAATGACCAAGTTGTGTTACAGGCAGAACAAGATTCTCCTAAAGCAGGATTCAATTATAAACAGTATTACGTGGCGCCGATTGATGAAAGAGGCAACATTAGAACTGATAATGTGAACACGGAACAAGACAGGGCCAGCAGTGATCAGACAGTGAATGCTGTCATAGACTCTCCAGCGTCTTCACATTATGGATTCTATCTTGACGGCGATGGTGTAGCACCAAACGGATACCCTGCAGGCTTTGGTATATCATTTCCAACGTCTGGAGTAGACAAAGGTGATTATTTCTTAAGGACAGATTTCCTTCCAAATAGGTTGTTTAGGTACGACGGTAATAGATGGATCAAAGTGGAAGACTCTGTGAGGATCAACATGACAAACAATGATTCGAGGGCAAATTACAAGACAGGTTTTGTAAATAACACCACAACTAGCACAATAAATGGCTTAACAGTTGATCAACGTCAGGCGTTAAGTAATGCTTTGAAACCAAAGGCTGACAATTAATGTTACATTTTTACGAAGGGCAGGTAAGAAAATTTTTAACTCAATTTATCAGGATATTGAGCAACTTCTCTGTGGAGACAGGTAAAGGTAGTGATGGTTCAGTAAATCTTAGGGCGGTGCCTGTAGTCTACGGAGACCCAACAAGACAAGTGGCAAACATCATCAGGAACAACAGTGAGAATGCACTAAACTACGCTCCAAAGATAGCGTGTTATGTAAGGGAACTCAACTATGATAGAGAAAGGATGCAGAATCCATACCACATAGAAAAACAACATTTGAAAGAGAGGGCGTTTGACGAAACGACAGGTGAATACACCAATCAATTGGGAGCAGGTTATACCATAGAAAAAGTAATGCCTTCGCCTTTTAGATTAGAGGTCACGGCAGATATTTTCTCCTCGAATACAGATCAGAAATTACAAATATTGGAACAAATATTGTATTTGTTCAATCCTGATTTTGAAATACAGAAATCTGACAACTACATAGATTGGACATCACTAAGTTATGTGGAATTGACTGGCATAACTTTCAGTTCCAGGACCATACCAGTGGGAGCGGACTCCGAGATAGATGTGGCCACAATGACATTCAGCATGCCAATTTGGCTATCGCCTCCAGTGAAAGTAAAGAAATTGGGTGTAGTTCAGAAGATTATTATGAGTATATACGACGACGATGGCGGAATAACAAAAGGATTGATAGATGGTGAGTTAGCCTCACGTAGTTATATAACACCAAACAATTTTGGTTTGTTGGTGTCAGGAAATCAATTGAGGTTGTTGGGCACAACAGGAGTAAACGTAAAATCGGGTGGAGATGGATTTTACACAGGGGCCAATGAACCTTCCAACCTAGACCCATTTGAAGCATTTGGTCCGGCCGTGAACTGGAAAGTTTTACTGGATCAATATGGGAAGGTAACAAATGGAACTTCTCAGATAAGACTGACGCAACCCAATGGAAATCAAGTAATAGGTACCATTGCAACAACAACATTAGATGACACGATATTATTGTACACCATCGATGGTGACACAATACCTAGCAACACTTTGACAGCAGTGAAGAAAATTATAAATCCAGCAACTTTTAATCCAGGAACACCCGCAAATGGTGACAGGTATTTGGTGATTAACGACGTTGGAGATTCAACAGCAAGTTTCCAAAGTTCAACCTGGGGCACACTTGTAGCCAGTGTTGGAGATATAATAGAATACAATAGTTCAACTGGAAAATGGAACATAGCCTTTGATGCTTCAAACCCTGATAGCACACAACACTATGTCACTAATCTCAACACAGGTATTCAGTACAGGTTCAATGGCACGGAGTGGGTCAAATCATATGAAGGCGTGTACACTGCTGGTAATTGGAGCATCGTGTTGGACGGTGGCTACACTAGAAATTCTGACGCAGAAGGCAGGGACGCAACCACCCCTTGATAATTTTATAATAAATTGTTATAATAAAGCATGAAAGAAAACATAGTCTGTTCCGGCGCACTGTTCTATTCAACAAGCACAAAACGTTTCCTGTTCTTACAAAGGACAGATAAAAAGACACAGGGTCTTTGGGGATTGGTGGGTGGAAAGAGCAAATTCACGGAAAGTGCATTCGAGGGTTTGAAACGTGAGATCGAGGAGGAAGTGGGAGACACACCCAAGTTCAAGAAAGTTATCCCGTTGGAGATGTTCACATCTAATGATCAGAAGTTCTTATTTCACACTTACCTCATAGCCATAGAGTCAGAATTCATACCAAAGTTGAATGGAGAACACTCAGGCTACTGCTGGTGTGCGTTCGAGTGCTGGCCCAAGAACCTGCACATGGGCTTGAGGAACACCCTCAACAACAAATCTATAAAGGGTAAGTTACAGACTATACTAGATTTAATAGTATAAGGA